GCCAGCGGCCTCTTCGGTTTTATCGCCGCTCAGCACGGCGCGTACTGCGTTTTTGATGCGTTCGACCAATCCAGCGTTGCGCTTCTGTTTTTCCTTGCGCTCGTAGTTATCCACGATTTCAAACACCATCGCGGTCACGTAGTCGTCATCCATCTCTAATTCAGAGTTAACGACCTCGACTTGCTCGCCTGCGCTGTTGACCATCATGCCAACGCCGTCAGCGGTGCCAATGGCGGGCGTCTCGGAAATCAGGATGGCATCGTGATCAAATGCAAAGCTATTTCCAACCCACTTATAATCAGCGCCTTCAGGGGCTGGTTCGCGCTGCATCAGCAATCCAGTGCTAGTGCTAATCGGCTCGCCTTCGTTAATGGCCGCCAGTAGCTTACGCCCGTTCTCGCTGTTCTGGGCAAACTCTACGTCGATAACCTTATCGGCAAAAACGCGGTCGCCATCAATGCGCGGGTTGGTGTTCCATGCGCCGGCCCAGAATCCGTTAATGGCCTCTGGCGTGCGTGCGCTAACAAACTGGTTATTCACCACCGGATGCCCCAGCGGGGCGGGCAAGCCTTCCAATTGCTGGTAGCTCGCCTCTAGCTCAGCGCGTGGGTAAAAGATGTTGTTTAACACCGTGTCGAACTTCGCCACAGCACTAGGCACCACAATCACGTCACGACCATTGCGCTTTTCGCGCTTGATCGCGGCGTTGTTAACGCGGTGCTTGATGTTGACGCGGATTTGATCGGCCATGGATTAGCCCTATTAGAAACTGCTCGCAGTATAGCACAAGGCTATTGGTGCGTGCAAAGTGGCGCAAGCGCAGGGCTCAGCAGGTGTGTTACGACGAAAAACAGCGTGCCGTTACAGCCGTTACAAACGTTACAGCCCTAAGTAAACTTGTACCGGTGAAAAATCAAATGGATTCAAAGGCTTGTGACATATATAACAATAATTACAGAAAATAGTTTAATTTAATAGAGGGCGTTGGCTTTCTAGTGAGTCTCTATGTTTATTGGTATGTGTCTATCGTTAGAAAAACAGCGTAACAAACGTAACGGTTGTAATTTTTTAATTAAAACAATAGGTTATGCCGTTACGCAGCCGTTACGCAGCGGTACGCAATTTTAAAACGTAACGCTTAAACGTTGACGTAAGCGTAAGCTGTGCGGAAATCCACACACAAAAAACCCGCCTGGGTGGCGGGTTGCGGTGGTATCGCTGCCATCATTTTGGCGCATCGTCTAACCACTTCCAGTGCGTGACCTTTATCATGGCGTCAAACGTCGGATGGTCGTCAGTTTCTATGTCTCTAAAAGCGAATGAGTCCACCCATGTTCTTTCGCGGCTGCCATCTTCTAGCATGTCGCCCACCCAGTAAATGGCCCCAAACTGCTCGCCAATATTGGTGTAGACAATAACGTTGTCGTCGTTATGAGGAATGTCGTCCTCTACGCTAATCCACTGATTCATCCCAAACACTCCATGGTGTACGTTTTATCCCAAACATACCGCCCATTAGCGGTGCGCTCCAAATCCCGCATCAACGCCTCCCGCGCCTCTTGAAGCTCGCTAATAATCTGCGCTTGCCCTACCTCTGCATCAGCCTCCCGCGTCTCCATGCTGCCATCATCATAGCGCAGCACTAGCCGGGCAATGATGCGCCACCGCAACGGCGCGTGCGTGGCATACTGCGCAATGTCATGGCATTTATACGTCGGAACATGCGCCGGAAACGTCCATTCGCCCTCAAACTCCCCACAGATATGCCGTCCGGTGGCGCGAATACCCACGCACCAGCGGCGGGCGTTCGTCTGGTAGTGCTGATACTGCCGCTGGCTGACTAGCCGCTTACGGCGCTTAATTTCGCCCGCCTGGGCGCGTTTTTGTGCGCGGTTCAAAACAGGCTGTTCAGTCATAACCCCACTCCTTCAACTCACGATCCAGCGCCATTTCTTCTAGTCGCCTGTCGATAAGTGGCCGCTTGGCGTAGTGTTTTTCGGTCGCGTACACGTCGTTACGGATGCGCGATTGGTGTTTGGTTTCGGATAAGCCGCCCTGAATGTGGCGGCCTGTGAAGCTGGGTATGGTGTGAGTGGTCATTGTTTTCCTCAATTAAATTTTTTCGATATAGCGCTCAATGTGTCGTCGCGATGCCGAAGAATTACCGGTTTTGATTTTAGTATCCTGCGCAAAAGAATGGTGAGAAGATTTCTTTCTTCTACGGTAAGCTGCGGCATGCTAGGCTCTGTTGGCACGCCATCCCTCGTGGTTATGCTAAATCCGTTTTTGTTGTTTTCAATGTGGCGCAAGAATTCGAAATTAGCCTCTTTTACACACCAGCCATCCTGGTTATTGATGAGTGAGTCGGCCAGCTTTTTAACCTCGTAAGAAACATGCTCCGAGTCTAATAGTTTTGTTATCTTCTTTTCTTCCCGCTTCCCGAGATACTTTTTAAGCATTCTCATCACTCCCTCCTAAATGCCCGCGCTAGGCGGGCGGTTGTTGGTTAAAACTCCGCGCTCAACGAATCCCATTCGCCGCGCTCTATGTCGTCAACTTCTGCTTCCAGTTGGCAGTCTGAGCTGCAATATATTTTTCCATCTTGGGTATACCCATCTGCCGAAACCATGCCATAACTTTCAAAACTATAACGACATCCCGCGCAGTGAATACCGTGCTTACTGCCTATTTTTTTATGGTTCATGTTATTCGCTCCTGTTGCGTTATCCATACCCAAACAATAAACCCCAGCGGCTGCCGGGGCTAATGGTATTTTTTTATCGTGTAGCGGTTGGTGATAGGGGTTAGCTATCAGGCTCAAACGCGGCGCGCTGTTTTTCAAGCCGGGCTTTTAGCGGGCCGAGTATTGGCTCGCCTGATTCGTCAAGCAATACAGGTTGTTGCGAACATTTGCAATTCACGGATTCTCCTCCTTGGCTATAAAACTCCGCGACCTCTTGAGCGCTCAGGACTTGGCTATGCTTTCTAGCATGGCTCGCTCGGGTGCTTGGACTCAATGCGCTCAGCCACAAGAGCTGCGTGTTAATACCCAGCCGCTCCCGAGCATCCTGCGTTTCATCCCGCGTCGCCCGGCGAAGCGCCCCGGTTATCTCAGTCCTGGCAATAGTCTCCGCCCGCCGCTCAGCAATCCCAAACCGCTTGCGAATATCCCTCGCCACATCGCGCGGATTCAGCCCATCCTCGACGCCTTGGCTCAGCACCCGCCCCAGTTCCGTAGCCGTATCGCCGTTGAACATTTCCATCTGCTCAAACACCCGCGACCTAATCAACGCCACGCGCCGCTGCCAAGGCTCCGACGCCAGCACCTGGGTGATCTCCCGCGTATAGTCATCCGTTAGCGCCGCAAGCTGTGCTACGGCTGTTCCAGTGCCTGCTTCATAAGCTCGACGGGCCTGCTCTGCCATGTAGTCCGGTGGTACCTCAATCCCCAGGCGGCGGCGAATCTCCTCCACAATAAGCCGCAGCTCCTCTACGCTAATTAGGTATTCGTAGCGAGTTTCATTGACGGTGTAGCCCGGCACTTGGGCGTTAATCGTGATATCGCGCTTGGGTATCTCCTCGAACCGCTCTAGCACCCATCGGCGTACGTCCCGCAAGCCGCGCTTAAGGCGGCTCACGGTCTGTTGTTGCAGTCTCGCACCGCCAACCGGGTTAGACGTGTTGCGGGGTAGTGTGGGGTATTTAGGCATTGTGGCCTCTTTGGCAAGCGTGGTGCAGCCACACGCCCCATATGGTTACGTATGCCATGGCTAGGACGCTAAACCATAATGACGGCTTCTCTATAGCCAAAGCGATTACGGTGGATATCCATCCGGTAAGTATTGAAATATTTTCGTAATTTTTAACCTTCATCCCATCATCTCCTCAATTAACAACATTCCGACCACGCCACTTACGCCCACGATCCGCATCACCACACAGATAGCGGTCATGCCACACTAGACCAGCGCATCTGCTACCTAGTGGGCTATGATTGCTGGGCAATCGAGCGGCCAGATACCACTTGTCTAGCGTTGCGGTCGCGGCCACCCATCGCCATGTTTGTAGGATGGTCATACCGCCCCCTTAGGCCGCATATCCAGCCACTTCATCTGTAAATACCACTGGAACGCGGCCACCTCTTGGTATTTTGCGTTTTCGTGCCAGTGTTGATAAACCTCATTCATCGTCGCTATCCTCCTCACTATTATCATCCGCAGGCAACTCAGGCTCTGCCAACGGCTCCCAACCCATGATAGCCCGCAATTCGTCACCTGTCGCGATAACTTCGCCCGTTCCGGCCATATTCCGCACGGCTTCGGTAGCTGTCTTGAGCATCGCCAGCTTGTCGGCAAGCGAGGCGTCGTTAAGCTCCGACCACATCACCTCATATTCATCGCCCGGCACTGGCGGAATGATGCGGTATTCCATCAGGCGGTCAATGAAGCGGCGAATATCGGTTGTTAAATCCCCGACCCGGCGCGCTTGGCAGCGGTTGTTCATATTAACCGCATCTTCAGTGCTAGCCCTATCCCCCTGCTGGTTCCCGATCAGCTCTTTATGAGGAATCTCTAGCGATGCCGCGATGCACTGAACCTGCATCTCAAAATGCTCTTTCGGCTGCGGGACGTTCGCCACCAACGGGTTAATCTTGCCCCCGGTGGTAAACGCCGCTGCGTCGATGCCTGAGTTCAGGTCAGCCATCTGGTCGTTAAGCAGCTCTTGCAGCTCATCCATTGGCACTTCCCACGCTCGCGCCAATTCTGTGAGGCTGTTACTGTCGCCAAACTCAACCGATAACTGCCGCGACGCATTCTTCAGGAAACCTTCACCCGAGCCGCCAGTGATCTTAACCACTGAGACAAAATCGTTATAGGCCGCTTCCAGCTCGCTTACGCCCTCTCGATAATCACCCACAATCACCACGCGGCTGTGGTGAATCGTCACGCTACGGGCAGGCGGTGGCGTGTCAGCGGTCTGTACGTTGCCCTCGTTGTAGTTCCACGTTAGCGGCTGGCCGTAGCGCGGGCTGTTGGGGTTTTCGTCCCATGTTCCAGGCGTCAACTGGCCTTCCCATGCCGGTATGACTTCAATAAGGTCGCCGCCGGGCTGCAACTCTTCATCCCATCGCGCATTGTCCGCCACGCGCAGAATCAGGCCAGAATAAGCCCCTACCATCCGGCGACGGTCTGCATCCTGGAATTTCTGCCAGACGTTCAGGCGCTTGAATAACTTGCGAACGTCGCGTTCCCAGGGCTTCTCGGTGGTCTTTTCGTCGGTGGTGTCACCCTGGATGATCCAGGGATTGTCCTGCCATGTTTTTCTGGATAGGCGATTGATGCCCGCTTTGGCTAGGCTGTTGCGCTGGTACAGATTTAAAAAATCGTAGAAGCAAAGCGTATTCGGGAATCCGAACTCGTGCCATGCCCGGTCGCGTTTGGTATCAATACCGCCGTTGTAGCCGCTGCCGTATGCAAGCTGTTGGCGCATCGCTGTCAGCTTGCGCTCACTCATGTACTGATTAACGGCCATCGTTAGCCGTGTTTCTTTGTCGTGTTCTGCCATTTAAAAAGCCCTCAGAGTGTGAGGGCAGTATAGCATTTAGTGCGCTGTGGTGTTATGGGTGGCTGTGCCAAAACAGATCAATATTGGCATAGCTTTCTAGTCCGTACTGCTTGTCGCCAACATCATCAGTTACGCCAAGATCGCCATATTCATCTTTGTGCAGCCTGTAAGTTTTGCCAGCGGTAAACCCATAATCACTGATCGCCGAAACAACTATATCGCCTGCGACCCACTTTTCTAGCGACACATGATTTTTTATAGCCACCTCGCCATGAATCTTGGGATACGCGGCGCGGTATTCTGATTGCAGGCGGTCAACCTCAGATTGTGCATGTTCGAGCGCCACTAACGCGGCTTCCAGTTGGTCGGCTAGGTGTTGCTGTGGCATGGGTTGTTCCTCTGTTGTGGGTTCGGTAGTGGTTTCCGGCTCTGCATCACTCTGCTTCTCACGCAGCACCCACCCGCCGCCATGCTGAATAACCTCGTGCGTATGCGTCAGCCCCTTCCACGTGCGTGCGCACTTGGCGTTGCCTTCGGTGGCGAAAGGTTCGCCGTTGTTGCGCGCGATTAGGTTGGTCATTGGTTGCTCCTGGTTGTTGATGTGTTTAACGTCTTTATGAATACTCATGTACCAGTCATCAATACCGTTGCTAAACAAAGGGATACTGGATCCATCGTCTTTTTTCAGCGTGACAATTTCACCTCCGTCAAAGTAGCGCCCATCAACTTCAGCAACCTCAAACTCATCCCCCACCTTATACCCTAGTTTTTCACATGGTGTCATGGTGTTGCTCTCCTCTTCGTTATGTGCACACCCCAAACAATAAACCACCCATGACAGGGTGGCTAATTGTAATTTCTAATGGTGTGGCGTTGTGGTGATAGGTTTATCTAATTGCCGCTGCGCATATTCAGCGACGGCTTGGTATAGCGCCGGGTTCGTTGTCTGCCAGCGCTGCACGGTTGACGGTGACTTGCCGATGATGTCGGCTATGCGGCGGAGGGATGGAGTGCTCATGATTTATTGCCCTCCAGTGCGTCCTGACACTTTGATAATGCAAGCGACCATTTCGAAACGCTCGGCTTAGCGATGCCGCTGATAGATTCGTTAACCATGTTTTCCAGCATGCCTAGCGCTTCGGATAGATTCTTGTTTTTACGCTTTAAGACACCTATATCTGATTCAGCGTCAGTTATGTAGATTTTCATTTCTTTCATTTTTTCACAGTCGCACATGCTCAACACTCCGATGATTAGCCCGCCGCACAGGCGGGCATGATGTTTTATTTGTCGCTACCGACCCCTCGGTACACTGTTAGGCCTGATTCGGTAGTTGCGCTTATAGAACCGCTTTCGTTAAGAAGAAAGTCTAGCGCCTTGCGAACTTGGCTAGCCACATTCTTAGGTAAGACCGAGTAAAGGTTTTTGTTCTCTTTTCCGTTATTGATAACAACATCATAAACTTTCATGCCCGTTGCCGTGTATGCGATGTCAACGATCATAGTTGCTGTATTGTTGATGTTGTAGGTTTCAGTAATTCCGGCCATTGTCTTTCTCCTAGTGTTTGCTGTGTCCCGCTTCGTTATGTGTTCATAATAGCACACTGATAGCGCTATGCAACACCCGTAGGCGAAAAAAAGCCGGATTATTTTTATCCGGCTCTGATTTTCCCTAACGCCGTTTTTTCAGTAGCACGGCAGGTCCGATATTATTCATCGCAAGATGCGGGCAAGCGCCCATGATGAAAGCATCGGCAAGGTTAGGAGATGCAATCCCGCGCTTAGCCAGCTCGTCTTTGGTTTCCACCATATCCAGGCCGCGCTTGCTGTAACGTTTCCGGGGCGTGGCTAGCTCTAGCTTTAGCTGGTCAAGGCTCTTTACTTCACCGCTGATACTAATTAGCTCACTTGCCGGGTACTGCTCGCCTTTGGTGACAGCATTAAACGTGTTACGCAATCGGTCGGCCACGTCTTGCCACGCCTGGGCTTTCAGGTTCTCGAACTTGTCTTTGTTCTTAATCTTGGGCGCGTATTCCATATCAGGGTTGATAATCGCACCGCCAGCGTTGAACTTGTAATACCCCTGGTTAATGCCAGCCTCGCGCAGCGTGGAGCCTACCTGGGCACCCACACCGATAGAGTCATACATCAGTCGCCCGCCTTGCGTATGCGCCCATGCACGTTTGGCGGATTGCGCTAGTTCATCTTCCGGTGCTTTCCATTCGTCAATATCCAGGCACAACGCGCCATCAAATACGGCGCAAGCGTTCGTATCGCCCCCGCTGTCAGCCACGTCATAGCCCACAGTGCGAGCGCCGGACAGGTCAATGCCTAGCTTGATGTGCGCATCAATCGCCGCCTCAATCCATGAGTATTTGATAACCGCCGCGTCGTCGTTCGACTTCGGTTGCCCAAGATATATGTGGCTGTAGGCCTCGGGGTCGGCTTCTTTTAGGCGTTCAGCCTTGCGCCGTGCCGTGCGCGACAAGAACGGGTTTTGGTCATAATTTATATGCCGGATAATGCAGTCGTCGCCAAGCAGCTTTGGCAGCTTGGCTTGCACAAAGTCGGTTTGGAGGTGCGGGTTGAACAGAATCCATACCTCAGCGCCTTCCTTCCTGATCGTGGGGTCAATGATGGCCCATTGATCTTCCGTTAATCCTTCGCCCTCCTCAATCCAGCAAATATCGACGCCTTCGGTACCCTTGATCTCCTCGATGTTGCGAGCAATGCCGTAGAACAGGAACTCGCTACCCGTTTCCTTGTGCCGGATGGACGATACGCCAATGTCAAACTCATCGCGCCAGCCTGCATCAATGATCTTCTGCTTGACCACGGTATACACCGAATCCGTGATGCGGTTCTGAAATTGACGCAAGCACAAAAAGCGCACCGAATAGTTGCGCGCCAAAAACGCAGCCATGCCGCCCGCGTCTTGTGTTTTGGATGAAAATCGCCCGCCTTTTAGCAGCTTGTACGGCTTGCGCGTTGTCCAAAATGATTTAAGGTTCGGATTCAGGCTGAACATTAGGCTCTTGGTAGAATTCGTCTAGGCTGCGGCCACGGTCAATTGCTTCGCCTTTTGTGGTGTGGTCAATCGCGCTTCGATCTGTGTAGCCATGGTTGGCTAGCACTAGCTTGACAATGGTGCTGTTTAGCTTGTTAGAAATGCCACCATTCAGCGCCAAATGCTCCTGCATCACCTCAATATTTTGTAACGTGTACGAAAATTCAGGATAAAGGCTTTCCCAATCGTAGCTAGTGGACTTTGAAATGCCCAAATAGCAGCAAAGGCCAGCGCGTGACGGCACTACATGGCCTAGCTCATCCAGTCGGTAAAGGTAATCATCCGCCTGAGCCTGAATCTCGTCGTTATACTTGGTTGGCCTTCCTACTGGATTGCCCATACCCACTCCTAAAACGTATCAATAATTACCCACCATACTAGCACAAAAAACCCCTCAGTACGCAGTGCGCAAGAGGGGCCGTGTTGGGGTGATTATATCATGCCTAGCGCGAAACGAAACTCAGTGAACTCTTTTTGGCTGCCTTCACAAATAGCAACCTTTCCATCGTTGAGCTTTATCACAAATGACGCTTTCTTTTTGTTGCCGCCGCATAGTAGTCCGGCCAACGCGCCTAATGGGCCAAGCGCTACCAGTCCTGCCGTTCCCCAGCCTAACGTACCTAGCACAGACTTGGCATTGTCCTGCGAAAGCTCTTGGAACTCCTGAATGTCGTCAAAGCTATATTTGCTTGTGGCAAACGCGCCCGTGTTTAGTGCGATAATCCGGCTGCGCTTGTTAAAGACACAGTAGCCTTTTTTGTAAAAATCGCCTTCTAGTATTTTAATCATTTCCCACCTCCCAAATTGGCCGACACCGGCCCCTCGTTTACATTACTCATCAGCGTATACCCGTCCCGCTGCAACGCGCAATAGTTGTTCATCGTCATGGCGTAGTACGCCACTTTTGCCCGTGACAGTGCCTCAAACGCCAGTTCCTCCGTCATCGTGTCGCGGGTTTTGCCGTAGATGAGGGTGAACGGTCGCGTCGTGGTCATTTGGTTAGCTCCTGGGCGCGTTGGCGTAGTTCTGATGCAAACTGGCGAATAAGTTCAAATGCAGCGGCCCACCCGGCATCAAACGCATCCTCCTGCGGCGTATCTTCTTGCGGCCCTGACTGACAATTAACAAGCTCCAACGCTTCCGCCTGCTTAATCAGGTCGCGGCGGGTGAGGGCGTTTGTAGGCTCTTGCTTGCTAAAAGTTTCAATATTACCCATCACAGCGTCTGCGAAGCTTTGATAATCCGAAGCATTGTAATTTGAGGGAAATGCCAACACTGCAGCGCAACGCTTCGCGTCAACGATGACGTAACTTAACTGCTCCACATGCGCCACCAGCGACGCCTCTCGCTCCAGGGCGGCGTTTAGCTGCTGCAAGGCGTCACGCTCTCCCCGCTGCCGCAACGCAACCTGTAGCTCATCGCTTAACTGATACGCGTCGACATCCCGCTCTAACCTGATCACCATTAGCGCCAGCTCATGTGTGCCCATGGCGGTTAACTCGGCAAGTCGCTCTGCGTGCTCAAAATTGTTCATACTTCCACCTCCAGTCGCTGTAGCTGATCAACAATCTCGGTTAGTTTTGCGACGGCATCGCACCATTCGGCATTCAGGTAGACGGTCTCGTAAAGCATCGGCTCCGGCCACGTGGAAGGTGGCGCGCTGTAATCCATGCGGCAGTCATGCACGCGAATGGTCAATCCGCTCGTATGCGCAGCGTAATCCACAAACACATGGTAAGCCTCGCATTTTATCGCTGCGGCCTGTATGCGGGCGCATAGGTTGCGCACGGTGTCTATTTGGATGGTGGTTGCGTTCATTAGCTTGCCTCCTCTGTTGTGATACCCAAAGTATGCACCCGCCGTGGCGTGGTGGCTAATGAGTAATTTTTATCGGTAAGCCTAAAAATTAAGTTTTTGGCTATTTGGAAGCCGATTATCTCTAAATCACTTCACCCGGTTATCACCACTTTCCCCCTTCTTAGAGGGGGAAAGAGTGAGTGATTTTAACAAGCAAATTACGATCACGGTGATTTCTCGGTGATTTTCTATAACATTATGTTTTTGTTTAATTTTTCCGAGTGATAAAATCGGTGATTTTAGTAAACTTTGGTGATTTTCGAATTGTAACAAAATGTTATCACCGGGCATTTTGGTGATGTTTTTCTGTATGTTTATACAGTAATTGATCATTTTTTGATCAAAAAGCTGTGTATTTGATTTCATTGCGGTCATACTCCACCATACCCCTGTCACGAAGCAATTTCAGGTTTTTGGATAACGCCTGTGCTAATGCGCCGCCAGAAACGCCTAGTTCGTCGCCAAACGACTCACGAACCTGGGCCTTGTCACATGACATATCAGCAGACCCCGCCGCCAACGCTTCACGCTTCACGATGTCTAGCAGCAGGGTTTCACGTTCGCTCATCATGCTAGCCGCTCGCATTTCATCGCCAAAATTAGCCGCCATGGGCACTAGGGACGTGATCTCACGGCTTTTGTAGTCCAGATACCCTTCAATAACGACCACCTCAGCGCGGCAAATAACAGGCGGCAACGGCTCCACGTCCTTGGCGCGTGTATGCGTCACAGTGATCATGTCGTCTTTCTTGCCCACCATCACTTCAAAATCCGTTGCCGCCTTCAATGCGCTGGCACCCCGCGCCCCGCGCTCTGCATCCTTGCCGCTGTGGTGAACCACCACCACGCCGCACTTATGCTCATGCTGTAGCTTTTCACAACCGCGCACAAAGTCGGCCATATCGCTGTTGTCGTTCTCGTTACCCATCATCGAGCGGTTGAGCGTATCCACAACAATCATCTTGATGGGCTGCTTGATCCGCTTTTTGTACTCCCTAAGCACTTGCACCAACTGCCCCACGTCTTTTGGGTCATCCATGATGGTGGTCATGGGCAGTACTCGCATTAGCGGTGCCTTGCGGTGCTTTTGCTCCCATGCGCGCTTACGGAACCGCATACCGTTACCGCCCTCGGCGCTGATATACACCACGATGCCCTCGTCGCCCGTATCAATGCCCTGCCACTGTTCGCCGCTGGCAACACTGCACGCCATATCAACCATCGTAAACGACTTGCCACACCCAGGCTCACCAAACACCACGCCAAACGACTCAGCCGGAATCAGACCATCAATCAGCCATTGCATGTTGGCAACGCGCAACATTTCTGCATCGTCACTGGCAAGCAGCGCTTCCAGCATTTTGACGTGCTTGGGCTTTGGTGCGTCCACTTCGTCTATATCATCCGGCGCTGAATCGTCATGATCGACACTATCGCTTTGGGTAGCGTCAAACTGTGGGTCATGGTCAAACGTGACCGGGCGAATGTATCCGGCGTTTTCAGCGTCGCGGAAAAGCGTGCCAATGCGTATGGGATTGGTGGATTTTCCGAAACTGTGCCAGCAGCGCTCGATGTCCTCGAATCCGCGATATTTTGAGCCTTTGGCTGACCATTCATCCCACAGGTAGATGCCTTCACCATTGGTGGCGTCGTGAATCGCCATGCCGTAAGACACCCATTCATCACGGCTAGCGTCTGGGCTTAGGTGCTCTAGCGCGTCTTTGATCTCTCGGTTAGACACCTCGACGCCATCGAGCGACTTGTTGCGCACTTCGCGCTTTTGCAGCATGTCAAGTAGCGCGTCAGGCGCATAATCCACATCTTGCGGATGGCCTTTTTCAAACGTGTATTCTGCTCCGCTGGCGTGAAGCGAGCCGCCACCCACGACAAAAGACCCTCCGCTGGTGCCGTTCTTAAAGTCAACGCCGGGATAATCCTTATGATGCGCCATCAATTTTTGGTCGGCAGGCACCTTAAAGTAGATATGCCACCCGCCGCCGCCTGTCTCAACGATAAACTGTGACTCTTTCCGTAGGTCAATACCCAGATCAGTACACAGCTTATCGAACGATTTATCACCATTATTGCGGGGGTCGATGTCCAGCACCAAATGGGCATCCAGGCAAACGCCAAAACCCGTGGTGACAAGGTACTGGCTCATGGCATCTAGCTGTTCGTCATCGTTGAATGGCGAGTTTTGCCAGGACGATACCCGTGGATGCTTGCCGGGATTGCTGCATTCATCGTCGTGGCATTCGCATTTTCCGCTCACCATGCCCCACAACGGAAAAATGCGGAAGCCTCCTTCCGCGTAGTCGTACAGTTGATTGATAGACATTGTTATTCCTCTGCACTGTTCAGGTAATCTAAAATGCTGCGAAAATCCGTGCTATCAATAATCGGCGTTGACTTCAGATCATCTCTAAACATGCTAAAAGCCTCTAAACCCCAATAATTCTCTGAAAGCACAAGCCTTGTTTCTTCTGAGTAGTTGCGATGATTGGTTATTTCTTCGTAAGCATCGCGGTATGAGCGCATAGCCTCAGCCGAATACCTTCCTGATGTGAGCATACAAAATTCAGCATGGGATGATTTTGCACAATAATTAAACCACTCGCCCCTAACGCGACCGAACTTAAAGCCAAAATGCTCATGTATCGCTTTTTCGACTGCTAGGGCGTCTTGATTATTGTCATATTGCTGACTATCGATTAAAGATACTTCCATGGGGTTTGATGTTTTTATTGCTCGAAGCCTGGAATCCAATCTGCCAGTAATTCCAATTTTGCAATAATCGCCTGCCTTTATCATATATACGTGACAAGTCATCACTCACCCTCCTCAACTTCAATCATCAATGCCTTTTCAACTACGGGTTGCATCTTACCAAATCGCCACAGCTTGGATTTTTCATCCGGCGTTAGCTTGCCATCGCGTCGCATATAGCGAAAAACTTTCATGTAGCTTACGCCAGACTGCATGGCGACTAGCTTCATTGGGTAGCTGGCACTTTCAAGTAGCGCCATCATTTCGCGTGTTTTCATTCGTTGGCCTCCGTTTGGTATGCGTCTATCATAGTTTTTTCAATTCATGCTTGCAACCGTCGATTGCGTTTGCTATCGTTTCCCCTGTCAACACACAACACGCACTAACCCATCAGTAAGGAGCACAACACATGAGCATCTTAGACCGCATCAGCAAGCCGCAATCAAAGCCCGTCATTATGACCATTCTTGGCGAGCCGGGCGTGGGTAAAACATCATTGGCCGCTGCTTTCCCTTCCCCGGTATTCATCAAAGTGGAAGATGGCACCGAAGGCATCCCAGCGTCTTTGAAAGATAACATCGCGGAACTGCCCGAGGTCAAAAGCGTTGACCAGCTATGGGCAGACTTGCACGGCTTGGTTAGCGAGGAACATCACTTTAAGACCGTGGTTATTGACAGCGTGACCGCGTTGGAGCGTTTGTTTCAGCAGCATATCGTTGACAGTGACCCCAAGAAGCCAAAAAGCATCACCACGGCGATGGGCGGTTACGGCGCGGGCTTTATGGCCGTGGGTGGCCTGCATCAGCGGGTACGGCGTGCTGCAACATTGCTGCAAGATAAGGGCATCCATGTTTTGTTTTTGGCGCAC